CGGCAGAAGGAAAAGTACGGCTGGGAGTTTCTATTCCTCGGCGCAAATATTGACGCAGTTGAAACGGCAAAGCACTTCGGTATTGGAGCAGATCGAGCGGTCAATTACCACTCTGACCGCGAGGGAACGCAACTCAACTACGAAGTTCTGAGCGAAGCGGTTTCCGCTGTCCGATGCAGCGTACCGCTGGGTACGAATTGGAAAAAACGTATTGATGAGGACTTCAATTCCAGAAAGGACGGGAGAAAGTAATGAGAACAATCACCGTAAAAGGGACAGGCAATGTCTCCGCAAGACCGGATTACATCATCCTATCCGTGCTTACGCGGCTATGTGCATGGGCGTCAAGGCGGATCAGGCAGGAGAAGAGATCGAGAAGCACATTTTGAACGGCGGTACGATGGAGGAGATTGCAGATGTTCTCCGTCAGGCCGTCGAAGAAAGCGGTTTTTTTCAGGCTCTGTCCAAGAGAGCGGAAACGGCGGACAGCAAGGGCCAGACGGAAACTGCGTAAAAAAGCACTACGCATCCTTTCGTGAGGAATGCATTGAGACGTATCTTCCGCAATGTCTCATGATCGGAATCAGCGAGGCGGGATTCTGGAATATGAATCCCGCCAAGATGAAGCCTTATATTGAAGCAGACAGATTACGTCTTGAGAGCAAGAATTATGAATTGTGGCTCCAAGGCGTTTATTTTTTTGATGCTATTTCTATCGCACTGTCCAACGCCTTTGCCGGGAAAGGCAAAAAGCCTATCGAGTATCCGAGCAAACCCAGGAAGATCACACCGGACACGCCGGAAGAACGGGCGGCACGGGTAAGGCGTGAGAGAGAAAGGGCGATCGCATTCTTCAAGAATATGGAGCGGAATTTCAAAAAGAAAAGTGGTGATATGAGTGGCGACAGTTGAAACACTGGAAATTGAGATTAAAAAAAGCGCTTCGGACGCCTCGAGCGGAATAGAGGGACTTGTTTCGGCGCTGGCGCAGTTGAAACAATCTGTTTCCGGTGGCGCTGGATTAAAGGCTGCTGTCAACCAGATAAAGAGTTTGGGTACGGCGATAAATAATGTCACGGGCGCGAACGACGGACTTTCAACGACATTACAGACACTACATGGCATTGCGGATATCGACTTCTCAAACCTTAGAGAGGCTGCACAGAACGTGAACGCTGTAGCAGGCGCGTCGAATGGGCCGAGGAATACCGGCACTCCGGCAAATGCTCCAGCTGCGGCGGTGCAAATGGGCGCGGCGGATGAAGTTGAAGTCGGGCAAGTGACGGAACAGGTCATGGAAGCTGGCGACGCTGCGAGAACGTCCGTATCTGACTTCAAGGCTTTCTCGGAGGCATTAAATAAAGGCGTTATCGGCGCGGCAAAGGCGGCGATATTTCCACTCTCTGCAATAGGAAGCCAGATAAAGGGATTGGTAAAATCTCTTGGGCGTATCGCTGTGTATCGCGTAGTTCGTTCCGCGATCAAGGGAATATCTACGGCCTGCAAAGAGGGCGTGAACAATCTCGTGCAGTACAGCGCCGCCCTGAACAGCACAGACGCGGCGACCGCAAACGCCACCATGTCCGAGTATGCGTCAACATTGCTACAGGTCAAAAATTCCGTTGGCGCGGCGGTCATGCCTGCACTTGCAGCGTTGCTCCCCGTTATTAACACAATTGCAAGCGCATTTATAACGGCGGCAAATGCCGTCAATCAGTTCTTCCAAGCACTGAGAGGTCAAAGCACATTCACAAAGGCAAAAAAGAACACCGTGGACTATGCGAAGAGCCTCAAGAAGGCATCCAGCGCAGCAAAGGAACTGCAAAAGACGCTGCTCGGCTTCGACGAGATCAACCGTCTGAACGATGAAAACAAGGGTGGAGGCGGCGGAGCCGCTGGCGCGGACTACTCGGATATGTTCGAGGAAGCACAGATCAGCGAAAAAGCGAAGAAATTTGCAGAAGTCCTAACAAGGATTCAGGAATTCGTTACTTCCGCATACGGAATCCTGACGTCTGCACTCGGGATGTTCGTTATCGGTGCAATTCTTACATTCTCTGGCGCAAACATTCTGCTGGGCCTCGGCCTCATGGCTGCGGGCGCGTATCTATTTGCGAAAGAAATTGCGGCAAACTGGGACGAAATGACCGAAAAGGTCAAAGACACAATCGAGAAGATCATGATTGCCGTCGGTGCGGGTGTGCTTGTTGTTGGCGTGATTCTTGCATTCTCCGGCGCGAATATTCCTCTTGGCATTGGCCTTATGCTGACAGGCGCGGCGGTTCTTGGCGCGGCGGCGAAACTCGACTGGGAGCGAATGAAAAAGCAATTGCAAGGGACGCTCGGGAAGATCCTCGCTGCTGTGTCTGCCGGATTGCTTGTTTTGGGCTGTGTGCTTACATTCTCCGGTGCGAATCTCCCGCTTGGGATTGGACTTATGATCGCCGGTGCGGCCGGGCTGGCTGGCGTAGTCGCCGTCAATTGGGATTACATAAAGGATCAGTTGCAGGGCGTGTTCGGGAAAATCGCTGTGATAGGCTCCACGTTGCTTCTCGCGGTTGGCCTAGTTCTCGTGTTCACGGGTGTCGGGATTCCGCTTGGAATTGCACTGATAATTGCTGGCATCACCGGGTATGGTGCGGTAACTGCGGCCAACTGGGATTCCGTGAATGCTTGGCTGACGAAAGCATGGGAGAAAATCAAGAGGTCGGCAGAAAGTGTCGGCAAAATCGCGATTGGTTCTGCACTCGTATTTTCCGGCGTCGGCACAACGGTCGGTCTTCCAATGCTTGCAGATGGCTATTCTTCAATCGGGAAAGAATTCGACTGGAACACGATACCGGATAAAATCAAGGGCGTATTCGATGATATCAAGGCATGGTGGGCCGTCAGCATTGTCCCATGGATATCTGACGCAAAAGCGTCAATCGCAAGCATTTTCGATTTCGGAAGCAGCACAAAGCTTCCGGCTGCCAGCAACGTCGTAAAGCCTAAGTTCTCGCACACTGTCGGCAGATTCGCTTCCGGCGGATTTGTTACCTCCGGCGATCTCTTCATGGCGAGAGAGGCAGGGCCTGAGTTTGTCGGCTCTATCGGCGGACGGACGGCTGTAGCGAATAATGACCAGATCGTTGAGGCCGTGTCCGACGGCGTGTACCGCGCGATGGCTCCGCTTGTGTCCGGAATTGGTAAGAGCGATACGCGCGTTTATCTCGACGGCAGAGAGATCACGGCGGGACAGAATCGGAGAAACCGTATGTACGGTGCGGCGCTGTCCGGCGTGTAAGGAGGCACTATGACAGTAAAGATAAACGGAGTAGACATTACGGATTACATTGCGTTCCGTGGCTTCAAGTGGACGAGGAACGACGTAGATTCCCCAGACACTGGGCGTATGCTGGACGGCAATATGGAGCGAACGCGCGTCGCTACGAAAGTCAGGCTGGACGTTACGTGCCGCCCGCTGCTCCTTTCGGAGGCTTCCGACCTTCTGTCTGCGATCATGCCTGTTTTTGTCGAGGTACAGTACACAGATCCGCAGGAGGGCGGCACAGTTACAAAAACGATGTATTCCAACAACAACCCTGCGTCCTTCTGCATCAAGAAGCCGGACGGGCGTGAGTATTGGGACGGAATCACGTTCCCTCTCATTGAAAAGTAGGTGATACCATGCAGTCAGTTCAGAGCAACTGGAACAACGTTTTTGAAATCGACCACAAAACTGAATTCAAGGCCGTCATAAACGGGGTCACATACACCTACGAGTCTATCAAGTCCGCGCAGATCACGAAATCCATGATGGACAAGCTGACCATTGGGCAGGCTACGTCCGCAATGCTGGACATGGTATTCAGGCCGGAAGGAACGATTCCCACGGCAGCAAAAATTGAATGCTATGTCCGGCTCACGAACTACGAGCCTACCACGTTGGTCACGGACGAGGCTGGGAACATCATCAAAACGGACGATGGGTACATTCTGGCCGGTGCATATTCGGTCGTGACCGACTGGATTCCATTTGGAACGTTCTACATCGACACGAGAGAAATTGCCGCAAACGGTCTTATGACCATCACGGCATACGACCGGATGCTTGCGGCAGAGCAGGAATTTCCAAGTTCGGCTGGTTCTATGACGATGGATGCCGCTGTGGCGTACATCGCGGCGGCTCTCGGCGTGGAAACGGACAGCCGCAACCAGATTGCACCTTATAGCATTGACAGCCCTGTAGGGCTTTATACGATGCGAGAGGTGCTTTCTGGAATCGCGGCTGCGTCCGGCGGCAACTTCATCATTACCGAAGAAAACAAGCTTCGGCTTGTACGGCTTGTTTCTCCGTCTACGGTCGATACGACGCGCGTCGCATCCTACGACGCGCTTTCCGACATGGTGACGATTGGAAGGATCACGCTTTATCCAGATGGGGATACGCAGTATTCTTCCGGCACGTCAGGCTATGAGATTCAAGCGGACTGTATCTATGCGACGCAGGCAATTTGTGATTATGTGAATAGCCTGCTTGGTGGCGTGTCGTATCTTCCATATTCTGCTGGTACGGCGAGGCTGAATCCGGCTATCGAGCTTGGAGACAGCGTAAGCCCGAATGGAAAGAATTCCATTGTTGCATCTGCTGTGTTCACAATTGGCGTCTCCATGAGCGCCAGCATTGAAGCACCGATAGATACAGAGGTCAACCACGAATACCCGTATCAGGGGAGGACGAAGGAAGAACGCAAGACGGCTGTTTCCATTTCTGAGATACGCAAGACTACAGATGAGATTGCCCTTGCTGTTCGCGGGAAAGTCGGCGCGGAAGAAGTTCAGAGCGCGATAGACCTGAATCTGAACAGTTTGACGTTATCCTATTCTGCGGCTGAAAACGGCGCGTCCATCACGCTTTCCAAGGATGGCGTGAACATTCAGGGGAACGTGAAGATCGGCTCCATCGACGCAAGCAAGATCGATGTGAAGAATCTGAACGCTGACGAGATCACGGCGGGCACACTCAGTGCCATTGATATTGTCGGCTGCACGATCTACGCGCAGGAGAGCAAACAGGATTATGCGAAGATGCTTTCCAACGGCATGGAGATTTACACGGACGGGACGTACAAAATGGGCCTTTATGTTGAAGGAAGCAACCCTACTTTGGAACTTGGAAACACGACGCCCGCATTCATACAGAAGATCTTTGAAGCTTCCGCGCACAAGCTGTGGCTTGGAAACCGTACCGGAAGCGACGGGATCATGATCGATTTTACAAATCACACGGTCAAAAAGTACATAAACGGTACGGCAACAGCATTGTGAGGTGGAGATATGAACGAACGGCTTGAATCACTAAAGGCTATAAAAGAAACACTGAATCAGATCCGTGTCACTGGTCGTTCAGACTGCTTCGCAGTCGTGGCGATCAATAACGAGCTGGACAAGCTTATCAAACAGGAGGCTGAAAATGGCTGAAACATACAAAAAGATATCTGATTTTAATGCCGCGGCCAGTTTTGGAGACAATGATCTTCTGCTCGTTTCACAGTCCGGGACGACTAAGGTCATTAAAGGCTCGACGCTGAAAGCCCTTGCAAAGGCGGCTGGTGTTGAGGCGGCGAAGATAAACAATGCGACTGTCAACGCGCTCGGCCACCTTGTGATTACAACGACCGACGGAACAGTTATCGACACGGGCAAGGTCACAGGCGCGGATGGCGTATCCGTCACGGGCGCTTCCATTGATTCGCAGTATCACCTGATCCTGACGTTCTCGGACGGCAGCACAAAAGACGCGGGTTACTGTCGGGGAGCTTCCGGTTCTGGTACCGGCGATATGCTGGCATCGGATTACGACTCCGACAATGCCGTAAAGGCCGCAGGAGGCATCGCGGAATATGTCAAAAACAACATCCCAATCGCTTCTAAAAGCATTCGCGGCGGTGTGAAAATTAAGACTGTTACAAAGACAATCACGCCTTCTGAGTGGGTAGCTGCCGGCAACGGCGCGTATTATAGCGCGAGCGTACCGCTTGGTTCTTCACTTATGGCATCAGCCTATGCTTCTGCTTATGGCGGAAGCTTGAGAGCCGATCAATTTTCGTTTGCGACATACAACAATACGACGGTTGTTAGGTATACAGGTGAAAAACCAACTGGCAACGTAACCGTAACCGTTGATGTGCTTTATTAGGGGGATGTTATGAACGAATTTAAAGCAACACATCTTGCACCTATTAAGTTAGGACACACCGGAGAAAATGAGGCAGTGCGCGTGGCGTTTTCTCTTGTGCCGTTCAAAGAAGAATTTCCCGGCGGTCGGCCTGCGCTTCTTGTGAAGCCGCCGAAAGGCGGCAATGCGTATCCGGTTACGCTGACAGTCGATGGCGATACCGCCTATTGGACGATCACAGCAGCAGATACTGCCGTTGCAGGCTTCGGCCAGTGCGAATTGCAGTGGTACGCTGGGGATACGCTGGCGAAATCGGATAAATTTGATTTTATCGTTGTTCCGGCGCTCGAAGCAGGCGCAGAGCCGCCGGACGAGCCGTCCAAGCGCTGGTTCGATGCGATTCAGGCGCAGATCGGCGATCTTTCCAAGCTGACGACAAAGGCAAAGGATAACCTTGTTGCGGCCATCAACGAGGCGGCACGCTCTGGCGGCGGCTCCGGCGGCACGATTGATATGCGCGTGTCCGGCGGATATATCCAGTATTCCAACGACGGTGTGACATGGGAAAACCTGATTGCGGTTTCCGAACTCAAGGGCGAGGCTGGCCCGCAGGGTATCCCCGGCGCGGACGGCGCAAAAGGCCCCAAGGGTGATCCCGGCCCGCAGGGCATTCCCGGTGAAAAAGGTGAGGCAGGCCCACAAGGCCCTCGCGGAGAAACGGGGCCTCAAGGCGAAAGAGGCTTGAAAGGTGACGCTGGCCCGCAGGGTGTTCCGGGCGAAAAGGGTGCTGACGGAGCGAAAGGCGACACTGGCCCGCAGGGCGAGAGAGGCCCACAGGGCATTCCGGGGGCACAGGGTATTCCGGGTGAAACCGGCCCGCAGGGCGAACGCGGCCCGCAAGGCCCCAAGGGTGACAAAGGCGACCCCGGACAGAAGGGTGAAACCGGCTCCGGCTTTGTTGTAAAGGGCTATTATGGCACGGTCTCTGCACTCCAGACCTCTGTGAAGAATCCCGCCGTTGGCGATGCCTACGGCGTCGGCGCGTCCGAGCCGTATGACATTTACATCTACGACGGCGTGACGCGCACTTGGATAAACAACGGCCCGTTGCAGGGCGCGAAGGGTGACCCCGGCCCCAAGGGTGACAAGGGCGAACCCGGCGAACAGGGGCCGAAGGGCGATACCGGCCCCATCGGCAAGACCGGCCCGCAGGGTGAGCAAGGCATCCAAGGCCAGAAGGGCGACCCCGGAAAGGATGGAGCGACCGGCCCTGCCGGAAAGGACGGTATCACGCCGACCATCGGTGCAAACGGCAACTGGTATCTCGGCACCGAGGACACCGGGAAGCCGTCGAGGGGTGCGACTGGGCCTCAAGGTGCGACTGGCCCTCAAGGCGAGACAGGCCCGCAAGGCCAGACCGGCCCCGCAGGCCCGGACGGCGCTCCCGGCAAAGACGGAAGCCCCGGCAAGGATGGAGCACCCGGCAAGGATGGCGTGACGCCGGATATCAAGATAGGGACGGTGACGACGCTGCCCGCAGGAAGCGAGGCTACGGCCAGCATGGGTGGAACTGCCGCACAGCCTACGCTCAACCTCGGAATTCCGAAGGGCGCATCCGGGGCCAATGCGAATGTCACGAAGGATGCGGTTGTCGGTGCGCTCGGGTTCACGCCCATCGGCGCGGATGATGTGCCGGTTAAAAGCGTGAATGGCGCGACTGGCGCAGCGAAGAGCGCGTTTTATGTGACGGTGACGCAAGGAAACGGCAACAACGCAACCGCAGACAAAACGGCTGAGGAGGTGTATGCGGCCTATGCGGCAGGGTATGCGGTGTATGCGATTGCAAAGTTCAGCGATGCTGACAGACCATTCACACTTCCACTTGCGCTCACGGCAAGCGTTTCCGGGTTGGTGGTGCTTGGATTTGGAGCGCTGGGATCAAACGATCCGACGCAAAAACCGATGTATCTAGTTGTGGCATTCAACGGGTTCGCTTGGATGGCATGGGCCGGAACGCTGGCGAAAGAGTCCGATATCCCCACGATTCCGACGGAACTCAAAAATCCTTATTCGCTCAACATCAAAATCGGCGACACGACGACGAGCTATGATGGCAGCACGGAGAAAACCGTGGAAATCCCAAAAGGTGTTCCGGCTGTTACAGCCACTGATAACGGGAAAATCCTTCGCGTCGTAAATGGGGCATGGGCGGCTGCCGAACTGCTCAACGCAGGAGGTGTTTCCTTTTGAGTGAATACTTGACAAACGGTGCGGCGCTGACCCACACGGCAGACCGGATTCGCGCGAAAACGGGAGAGACAGCCAAAATTGTCTGGGATGCGGAAAAGGGATTCGGGAACGCGGTGGATGCGATCCAATCAGGCGGCGCTGTGGAAGCCTTGGAATGGCATCAATGTCCGGAGCTGGTGCGGAACTACCTCGCAAATGTGGTATACGATCCCAATGACTACAGCGTTTCCCAGATCGCATCTTATGCGCCCGCGACGGCAGTTGTGAACAATTACAAGCCCATCGGGCAGGAGGCTGGCGGGGTGACGCACTATAACGAAGTGCCAAATATTCTCACATCTTTTGCCGGAACAGACGCGGCAGGAACGCTCAAACCGCTGGATGCGCTGCGGTGGATCAAGACGCGCAACAACTCCGCAGAAGCGTGGAATGTGCGCGATCTTGGAGGCTGGGCTTGTGATGGCGGCACCGTGAAATACGGGCTGCTGATTCGAGGCGGACGTATCGCCGCCGCAGATCGGGCGGTGCTCGTCGGAGAACTTGGCGTGCAACATGAAATCGACCTCAGAGGAAAAGAGGGACGCGATCCGTCTGACGGTGACGTTGCAACGGAATCCCCACTTGGCAGCGATGTGTGGTTTACAATTGCTGAAAAAGCAGCATCCTACGCGCTGACGCCGGTTGCAACGTGGCAGCTCTACCTCCGGTGCGTGATCGATGCTGTAACGCACCGGGAGCCGGTGTATTTCCACTGCACGGCAGGCGCGGACAGAACCGGCACGCTGGCTTGTGTTCTTGAAGGGCTGCTCGGCATGAGTCAAAGTAACATCGACAAGGACTATGAACTTACATGCTTCTACAGCGGAACCGGAACAGATGCCCTTGCCCGCCGCCGGAATGAACCAGAGTGGATTGGACTTATCAATGCCATCAAGGCCGTTTCCGGCGACACGTTCCGTGATAAGTGCGTACATTTTGCCGTAGGAACTTGCGGAATGTCGATGGCCGATATCAACGCTTACCGCGCGGCTATGACCAATGGAACGCCCGAGACGCTGCACTGGTATCAGAGCATCACCAAAAATCTCACAGGATGCACGATCAGCAACGCCGCGTCTCAGGTGGATTACGGCGAGGCGTACACCGCGACCATCACGGCGGAAAGCGGAAAGACGATCACGTCGGTGGTGGTCAAAATGGGAGGCGTGGACATTACATCCACGGCTTATTCGGCAGGCAGCGGTGCAATCAACATCGCAAAGGTGACGGGAGCAGTCACGATCACGGCGGCGGCCTCTGCACCGTCTGTGACTTACACCATCACGCGGAATCTCACCAACTGTGCATCTTCCAACACGGCTGACAGCATTGCCGAGGGCGCAGCCTACACTACGACGCTCACGCCTACGGGAACATACAAAAAGCTTGGCACGATCACTGTTACGATGGGAGGTACGGACATTTCGTCTACTGCGGTTTCCGGCAGCACGATCACAATTGCCAAGGCAACGGGCAATATTGTGATTACCTGTGCAGCAGAGATCACAAATATCATTGATACCGTTGGAATTTCTGCAAATACGCGCTTGAGTGCATCGAGTGGTGCCAATAAAGCACAGACGGGATATGCGGCTATCGGCGCGAACATGGACGCATCGAGCTTGATTCGCCTGCACGCGGGAGATACGCTGCGCATCAAGGGTGCAAGCCTACCCACTGCAAATGATGGGAACAGTGTGGCAGCGGCGTACAGCGCAACAGCAACGTTGGTATCCACGGGCTACATCTACAACGGACATACGTGGAATAATCTCAAATTTACCAGCAGCGGAGATGTCGTCACGGTAACGGCAACTGGTGAGCATTACATCCGTTTGTCGCTGATCTGCACGGATGCATCGGCGGTAATTGCGACGATCAATGAGGAGATCAGTTGATGGATACTTGCGTATGCTGCGGACGGGCCGTGCCGGAGGGCAGGATGGTTTGCCCGGAGTGCGAAATAGAAAGCTTTGAAAGGAGTATCAAGATGGATGATGGAATTCAGGCGCAGATCGCCTCCGTGGAGGCGCGATGCAAGAGCAACTCGCACAGGATCGACGAGCTGGAGGCAGACAACAGGGCGCTGCATCAGCTGGCGACCTCGGTGGAGGTGTTGGCCACCAAACAGGAGGCCATCGAGGAAAACGTGAACGAGATCAAGGCCGATGTGAAAAGCATCAAGGCGCTGCCGGGGAGCCGCTGGGAGGCAATCGTGAGGGGCCTTATCACGGCGATCCTTGCAGGACTGATTGGATTTGCGCTGGCAAAGCTGGGGCTGGGCTGATGCGCAGAGACAAGAAACGATGGACAAAGGGCCGTATGGCCCGCGAGCTTGTGTACTACTGCCTGTGGATGCTCACGGCAGTGGCCACATGGGCGATGATTCTGAAAACTGCCGCCGTCCTGCTGGACAGGACGTGCGACCTTTCGGATGTGCTGGCGTTCGCGGGCGCGGCCTTCGGCGGGGAGCTGCTGCTCCTGCTGCTCAAGAGAGTATTTGCAAAACCAAATGATAAAGACGATGGAGGTACATACGATGGATAAGATCATCAAGCGGCTCGGGAATCTCCTGAGCGTGAAGAGCCTTGTGACGCTGACGCTGACGGCGGTATTTGCGTACATGGCCGTGGTGGGCAAGATCAGCCAGGACTTTATGACGGTGTATGCCGTCGTGATCGCATTCTATTTCGGCACGCAGAGCCAGAAGGTGCAGGACGCAGTGGATGGAGGCGCGGACAATGCCGGTAATTAAAGATGCGCTCACGCCGATCAACCATCGAGCGGGCGGCTGCACGCCGAAATGGATCGTCGTCCACTACTTCGGCGCGCTCGGCTCTGCGGCCAGCGTGGCCGAGTGGTTCAAAAATCCGCAGGCCAGAGCCAGCGCGCACTACGCCGTAGACGAGGGCGATATCATTTACCGGTGCGTAAAGGATACGGATGTGGCGTGGCACTGCGGAGACGGTACGCTGCATCCGGAGTGCCGGAACTGGAACTCCATCGGCGTGGAGCTGAGACCGAAGAAGGTCAATCCGAAGCGCATGGGAGCCTACGACACCGACTGGTTCTTCGAGAAAAAGGTGCTGGACAATGCCGAGTGGCTCATCTGCAAGCTCATGGAGGAGCACAACATTCCGGCTGATCACATTATCCGGCACTACGATGTGTCCGGGAAGTTCTGCCCGCGTCCTTTTGTAGGCACGGACATGAACACCTACTATCACACCACTGGCAACGAGCAGTGGAAAAAATTCTTGGAAAGGTTTGAGGACGAAGTGGTAGAAAAAAGCAAAATGATCGTGGACGGCAAGGAGGTCGCCGTCGAGCGCATCCTGAAAAACGGCACGAACTATGTCAAGGTGCGCGATATCGCCGCCGCGCTGGGTCTGAAGGTCAGCAATAAGGGCAATATTGCCGTGCTGGACACGAAGTAAGGAGGGCGTATGCTGCGGGGACTGCCGAGTCTGAGCCGCAGCGATTGGGAGCATTTGATCGACGAATGGATTCTTTCGGAGCGATACCGGGGAATCCTGAAACGGAAGATTCTTGACGATTGGAGCCATGAGCGCATTGCCGAGCGCGAGGGCCTGAGCGTAAACGGCGTCAAGAAGATCATAGCGCGGTGCGTGAATGTACTGCGGGAACATGCAACAGAGCCGCCCGGATAGGGCGGCTCTTGTGGCAAAATTGCAAATTTAATATTCTGTTGCATTTACAATGAGCTTAATTTGTTCTATAATGAAATAAAAAACAGAGAAGGAGATTATACTACAATGTGCAAGCCTATTTACGCAAATTCGCTGACTGTTACTGCGAACGAGGCGAAGAACGAATTTGTTTTTACCTTTAAGCATAAATATCCGGTAGTTGGAGCAAATGGTGTTGTAGACAGCGATCAGGAAGAAACGGTTGCCGCAGTAATTGTAAACGAGCAGTTGGCTGAGGCTCTTCCGGAGATGATGTCTAAAATCCTAAGTGAGCAGGTGGATTGATGCCTAACTTTTTCGAAGTTGTAGATAGAAACGGAATAAAAGTTTACTGTACAAAAGAGCAGTGGGATTCTCATGTAGCTCTTAACCACAGCATTATGGTTTCAACCGTCGACGCGATTGTGGAGACAATCAGGGAACCGGAACTGGTTTTACCGAGTCATGACACGAACCCGCCACTGGATGAACGAAGGATATACACAAAAGAATCAAAAAGTGCTACATACTACCCGAAGCTCAAATATACGCACGTCGTTGTGTCTGTCTGCGGCGGATCGGGCGAGGTCGTAACCGCATATCCTAATAACAACAAGAAAAGCGGCTGCGGAGAAGGTGAGGCGATATATGTTGCAGAAGAATAACATCGGATTCGACTACGACAAGAAATTCGACGTCCTGTACATTGCACTCGGTGACCGCAGTAATTCTTACGGTGATGATTCTGACGGGAATGTAATCTATCTGAAAGACATTGACACAGATGAATTGACCGGAATAACGATCATGAATTTCAAGAAAAAGTATATCGAAAACAGGCTCCCTGTATTCTCAAAGAGCATCCGAAAGGTGCTGAGTGAAGCTGAGAAGGTAGTTATGCAGTAATTGACAGTTGACTACTGAGCGTATATAATGTGTGTGTAGCACAAAAGGATATTCGGTATTCTTTCCAAGGGCTGGTGCCTGCACCGGCCCCGTTTTTCTATATACAAGGCAGCCACTCCGTATGGAGTGGCTGTTTTTTTTATACATTTTGTGCCCGAAAAGTGGCCGAAGAGTTGGTTTTTTGTTCTTCGTGGATGCCTCATAATGAGCATAGGAGCTGGCCAGCTTACTATTTTATCGGAGGTAATACTATGGAATACGCAAGCAAGGGACTCGCGGGGACTGCGCTGGGCTTTGGCATCGGCGGCGCCGCGATGAGTCTGGCAAACGGCGGGCTCGGCAATCTGCTGGGCGGCATCGGACAGAACAACAAGCCGGCAGCCGCTGACGTCGTTGCAGCAGTTACGCCTGCCATGACGGTCGCCGCCATGCTCGCCGCACGGCAGCAGGAACCGACGTGCAGCGAGAACATGCCGGTCACGCGCTACGATCTCGACCGGGAGCAGAAGCTGGCCGCGAAGGACAGCGAGATCGCGCTGCTCAAGGCCAACACGTACAACGACGGCAAGATGCTGGAGGTGTACGGTTATATCGACAGGCAGCTCAAGGACATCCGCGAGGCGCTGTGCAAGCAGGCCGTCCACAACCAGCGCACCGAGGACAGCTTCGTGCTGGCCCGCCAGGACATCGCATCCGTCAAGGACGAGCTGCACCGCGAGATCGAGATGGAGGCAGAGCGCCGCTGCTGCGGTGACAACAGCATCGTAACGTATGCCAACGCAACCTTTTATCCGAAGCAGGTGGCAGACATCACCACCGGCACAGCGACCACGGCGCAGACGCTCTACAACCCGCTTCCGAAGTGCGGGTGCTGCAACAAGTAAACCAAAGGGGCGGCAATAGCCGCCCCGATCTTAACACGGAGGTATCCTTATGGTAACGATTGATCAGGCTATGCGAGGCGCGGCAAAATTCGCCGACAATGAGATCATTCCCCATCTGCCGAAGGGCAAGGGCATTGGAGCCGGGATCGCGCTTGCGCTTATCATGGATGGCGGCAAGGCGCAGCTGCTCAAGCTGCGTGAAAATCCGGCGGTGCAGATGATGGGCGTGATGGACGAGGCCGGGAACATCGACCTTGACCGGCTCTATAATGCGGCAAGGCCGCGCTTTGACGGCCAGAAGCTGCCGGTCACGGTGCCGATCATTGGAGAGTTGCGCTTCGATGTGAGCGATCTCGACAAGCTTTACAGATACATACAGGAGGCGTGAGCATGAGAGACTACATCAACGGACTGTACGCGCGGCTTGAGGAGCTGGCGGACAAGCCCCTGACACTGGGCAGGATTGAAGAGGCCGACGCCGTGGCGGGCCTCCTGTGCCGTCTGCATAAGCTTGATGGCATGGAGGGAGACCATTTTCGTGAGTCCACGAAAATGACGGAATTCTCCCGAGAGGATGCCATGCGCTGGGCGGAGCACATGCAGAACGCCGACGGCACGGTCGGGCCGCACTGGACGATGGAGCAGGCTTCCGCCGTCGCGGATGCGAGCGGCATCCCGCACGACATCCCCCGCTGGGCGTGGGGTGTGACCATGAACATGATGTACTCGGACTACTACGATGTGGCGCGGAAGTTCGGAGTCAACGTGCCGGAGTTCTACGCGGAGCTTGCGCGGGCGTTCTTGATGGATAAGGACGGCCCCGGCCCGGAGGAAAAGCTTTGTGCGTATTACAGGTGCATTGCCCATAACAAATAGACGGGTGTATGATGCGGTGATGCGGAAGATCAAAGGCATATCCTGAAATAAATATGTAATATATAATGTAGCATACAGGAAACGATTTTACGTTATCACATTTATCAAAACCAAACGTTCGAGTCCCGCCGCAGATGCGAACAAAGACAGTATAGAGTATAAAAAGTGCCGATTTTAGCTGTTCTGAAGCTAAAATCGGCACTTTGGCGCGGAAGGAGAGATTCGAACTCTCGCTCGCTTTTTAGACGACTACTCCCTTAGCAGGGGATTTAGAACCATTGAAAAC